GCGACACGCCGGCCGAGGACGCGACCGCGGTCACGTTCGGCGGCGTGCCGGGCACCGACTTTTCGGTCGCGAACCCTGTCCAGATTCGGGCGACCTCGCCGCCGGGCCCGCCCGACCAATTGGTCGACGTGCTGCTGCTCACGCCGAGAGGCCCTAGTAACGCGGTGCAGTTTTACTACCTGGCGACCGAGGAAGGCTGATTATGGCGAGCTGGCCGACGTTGCGGGAGGTCCGGTCGTTTCTGCGGGCGGCCCAGAACGACGCCGAGGATCTGATTATCGACGCCGCCCGGCTGGCCGCTATCGACTACGGGCAATCCCGGCTCGGCGCCGACCGCTACCCCGAAGATACCGACACGCTGCCGGCGTCGATTCATTACGCGGCCATGCAGCACTCGGCCCGGCTTTACCGGCGCCGCGATTCGGTCGACGGGACGCTCTCGTTCGGCGAGCTCGGCGTCGTGCAGGTACGCCGGTCCGATCCTGACGTCGCCGCCGCCTACGACCTCAAAGTCGGGTTCGTGTTCGGATGAACAGCCGGCGGCGGGCGGCGGCGGCGATCGCCGGAACCCTCGAGGCCGAGCTCGACGGGCTGGCCGTGTACGACCGGCCGCCGGGCTCGTTCGTGGCGCCCGCCGCGGTGGTGCAGTTTCCGGCCGTCAACTACAACGTGCCCGCGTTCGGCGTCGACAACGCGCCCGAATGGACCGTGCTGTTTGCGGTCGGCATCGACGAGGCCGACGAGCTCGACGAGCTGCTCGACCTGGCCCGGGCCGCCCTCAACGCCGACGAGAGGCTCGCCGGCGGCGTGCAACATTGCCGGACCGTCGGGCACCGTAACGCCCGGATTATTGCTGTCGCCGGCGTCGACTACCTGACCGCCGAGCTGGTCCTAGATATCCGACTGTGAGAAAGGAATTGCTATGCCTGATGTCCGCGCCGTGAGAGACGCCGAGCGATTCGACGACCCGATCCCGCCCGACGCCGAGCCGGTCATGATGACAAACGCCTACGTGGAGCTCGGCGGCGCCAACCTGCGATGCCTGGCCCTGTCGGTCGAAATCGACCCGGAAAACTCGCCGATCAGTCAAACCTCGTTTTGCGGCGTGCAGGACTACCCGGGCCCGACGAAGTGGCATTTCCGGGCGAAGCTGGCGCAAAGTTTCTCGGCCGGCGCCACCCACGACACCCTTTACACGGCGCTGAAAGATTACGAGGACGCCGGCGACCTGCTCGAGTACAAGGTTCGGGCGCATGCCTCGAGGGAAATCTCGGCGACGAATCCCTCGTTCGAAGGCGAGCTCATCCCGCAACCGTATCGGCTGTTCGGCGGCGACGCCGGCGCCGCGTCCGAGGTCGATATCGACTGGTCCTGTACCGGCGCCCCGCAAATCAACACGGGCACCGCGAGCCCGTAGTGGCGGCGCCGATCGCGCAAGTGTTCGGCGTCAAGGCGCTACTTCGCGATATCAGCAAACTCGAGAAGGACGAGCGGTCCGCGCTGTGGTCGGCGATGAAGAAAGCCGGCTACGCCGCGGTACAGCCGATCGTGCCGGCCGCCCGCGGGCCGCTGCCGGTCCTATCGGGCGACCTGGCGAACACGATCCGAGCCAGCGGGACCCGCTCGGGCGGTTCGGTCCGGATGGGCCGGCCGACGGTCCCCTACGCCGGATGGGTGGAATTCGGCGGATCGCGCCCCGACGGATCCGAGCGAACCTACGTGCGCGGCGGCCGCTACCTCTTCCCGGCCGCCGTGACCCTGTCCGGGCGGGCCGCCGACACGTACACCCGGGCCCTCTCCGAGCTGTTCGGCCGGTCCGATATCTGGAGCAACACGACCGAGGACGGAGGACGCGTCCATGACTGACGACTACCCGGCCCACCCGCGGCTCGAGCTCGAGACGGCCGAGGTCGTGCCGACGTTCCGGCCCGCCGATATCAAAGTGATTCAGGCGATCGTGGGCCGGTCACCGTTCGCGCTGTTGCAAGCCGACGACGACGACGGCGGCCGGTTTCAAGTCATGGCATTTATGGAGCTGCGCAAGCGGTATCCCGACGAGTACACGAAAACGTTGTGGGATCTGGCCGAGCAATCCGACATTGTGGTGACGTCGACGCCGGCCGAGGACCCTACACGCGGCGGTACTTCGACGGCGTCGCCGCCCTCTGCCAATACTTCCATATCACGCCGGCGCAAGTGAGAGAGCTCGAGCCGGCCGAACTACGGGCATTCGTGCGGCTGATGACGGACCACGCCCGGGCCCTCCAGCGCGGCCGGCGGTAGGAACATGGCCGGCCCGTCGATCGCGGTACGTGTTCTCGGCGACCTGAAAGGGTTCGGGAGCTCGCTGGCCGGCGCCGGGCAGGCGGCCGAATCGGCGGCCAGTAAGGCGCACGCCGCGTTTAGCGGGTTTCTCGGCGTGCTCAACCGGACCGGCGTGCTCGGCCCGTTCGGCGAGGCCCTCGCCGGCGTCGACGAGGCGGTCGGGCAGATCATCGAGCACGGGCACGCCATAGGTACGACCATGATCGGCGTCGGCGGCGCCCTGGCCGGCGTCGGCGTCGGGCTGCAGGCGATCGGCTCGAAAGACAAGGCGGCCCATCAACAGCTACAGGCGGCCGTGACCGCCACCGGGAAGGATTACGACGATTACGCCGATTCGGTAGAGGCGGCGATTAAGAAACAAGAGAAGTACGGGACGACGGCCGACACGACCCAGGACGCCCTGCGGATCCTGACGCAAGCGTTCGGCGACCCGCAGAAGGCGCTCGACAACCTCGGCGTAGCGTCGGATCTGGCGAAGGCGAAACACGAGGACCTCTCGACGGCGGCGACGCAGCTCGGGAAAACGTATGGCGGATCGACGAAACTTCTAAAGGAATTCGGGATATCGACGAAAGACGCCACGGGCGCGACGGTCGATCACAACACGGCAATATCGGAGCTGGCCGGCAAGCTCACCGGGCAGGCGGCGGCGGCGTCGGACACCTTTACCGGCAAGCTCGACGCCCTCAAGGCGAAAGCCGAGGATTCGGCGGCCGCGTTCGGGCAGAAGTACGGGCCCGCCCTCACCGTGGCCGGCGCCGGGATGGCCGGGCTCGGCGCCATCATCGAAACCACGACGGCGATCGTGAAAGCTTTTAGCGCGTCGGAGGACGCCGCCGCGGTGTCGGAAGGTCTGACCCTCGGGCCGATCCTGCTCATTATCGCCGCCCTGGCCGCCCTCGGCGTGGCCGCCTATCTGATCTACCGGAATTGGGACACAATCTGGTCGGGCATGAAGGCGGCCGTTACCGCGGTGTGGAATTGGATTAAGTCGAATTGGCCGCTACTGCTCACTATCCTGATCGGCCCGATCGGGCTGGCCGTGGCCGAAATCGTCCGACATTGGTCGGAGATTCGTGACGGCGCGGCCCGGGTGATCGGCGATATCCGCTCCGGATTCGACGGGCTGGTTTCGTTTATCGGCGGGATCCCGGGCCGGATCGCCGGCTACGCGGCCGGCATGTTCGAAGGGATCTGGAATGCGTTTCGGTCCGTGGTGAACCGGCTTATCGACGGCTGGAATGGGTTGCACTTTGGGCTGCCGGCGATCGACACGCACATTCCCGGCGTCGGGAAGATCGGCGGCGAATCGTTCGGCGTGCCGCAGATCCCGCGGCTGGCGCAAGGCGGGCTGATAACCGCAACCGGGTTCGTGTTCGCGCACGCCGGCGAGGCGATCACGCCGGCGCCGAACCGGACCGGGCCGGCGGTCAATATCGAGCACGCCACGTTCGCCGACGAGCTCGACGTCGAATCGTTCATGAAGAAAGCGGCGTGGGTTATGCGAACGGCGGGCCCGTAATGGCGGATTGCGTGCGGCGCGCCTGGCTCGAGCTCGACGACGGGCGGACCGTGGCCCTCGAGGATCCGGCGGCCGGCTATTTCTGCTCGAGTCTGGACCTCGGCTATCCCGACGTGCGCGAGGTCGTGAACCCGCGGCCCGGGCAGCACGGCGTCGACGACCGCACCCAATATTTCGGCGGCCGGGTTATCACGGCCGAGGTTCGGGCCCTGGCCGGCGCCCGGGCCCGTATCGACGAGGTGGCATCGTCGTTCGCGCCGTACGTGCTGCCGGCCGCCCGGGTGACGTTGCACTACGTGCTGGACCGGGACGGGAACCCGGAACGGATGATCCGGGTTCGTGGCAGCGGCTACGCCTGGCCGATCGCCGGCGCCGACCAGCGGGAAATTCACTTGCAATGGATGGCGGCGGACCCGGTGCTTTACGACGCCGCCGAGCGGACCGTGATCGCCTGGTCGGGCTCGAGCGTGAGCTCGGGCCGCCGCTACCCGCTCCGCTACGACCGCACCTACCCGCCCGGGCAAGGCGAGCGGGTGCTCGGCCGGATCGAACACGCCGGCGAGGTCGACGCCCGGCCGATACTGCGGATCTATGGGCCGATCACGACGCCGGCGGTCGCGTTCTCGAGCTATCACCCGGACGGGTTCTACCTCGGCGGGTTCTCGGTCGCCTTCACCCCCGGGTTTCTAATCGACGCCGGCCGCTACGTGGAGGTCGATACCACCGCCTACACGGCTCGCCGCGACGGCGACCCGACCCAACCTGTCGAACACAACCTCGTGTGGACGTCGCTACGGTGGCCGGTGCTGGCGCCGGCGCCGGCCTACACGCTGATGCAGCTCGACGGAAGCTCGACGACCGGGATCAGTCAGGTTCAAGCGATCTGGCGGGACGGGTTCCTAACGTGATCGCGCCGCTACCCTTGAGCGTGTGGCCGGCCGGGCGGGCGCCGGCCGGGCCGGCTCGAGGTCCCGGGCTGCTCGCGGATCCGGACCGGCCGGGCGAGACGATCCGCCCGCCCGGCTCATTCCCGGTGCCGGCCGGGCGCGGCCTATGGCGGCTCGGGCTGCATCGCCGCCAGTGGGCGGCCGTGCCGTGGCAGTCGACGCTACTAACCGAGCTCGTCGACGTGCGCGGCCGCCGGCTCGAGCAACAGCTCAACGGGCCGGCGAAGTTCACCTTTAGCGTCGACGGCCGCCACCCGACGGCGAAGCTGATCCGTGAGCTGGCAACCGACGTGTACGCCTGGCGCTGGGACGACCAGGTGGGCCGGGATCGGCTGATGTTTCGCGGCATCGTGGCGCAAGCCGAGGACGAGGTAACCGAAAACACTCACACCGTCGTGTTTACCTGCCACGACTACCTCGCCATGTTGGGCCGCCGGTTTCTGACATTCCCGACCGAAACGGACCTGTTTAACCAAGATCAGGACAATCTCGTTAACGCGATCGTGGACTACGCCGCCGGCGGGTTTATCCGCCCGTCAGACCAGCTCGACCCTGACGGCGACTGGCGGCCCGGCGCGTTTCTGCCGATCGTGGTCGCCCGCCGCAATCCCGACGGTACGCTGCGGATCCCGTTGTCGGGCCGGATGCGGGACCGGGTGTATACCGGCAATCAGAAGATCGACGAGATTGTCGACGACCTTTCGAAAGTGATCGACGGTTTCGACTATGACTGTTGGCCGAACGACGGCGCCGGCAACGTCACCGACCTGCTGCGCGTGTTCTACCCGGTGCAAGGCGAGCGGCGCGATATCCCGCTCCAATACGGCTCGACGGTCGCCGGGTTCACGAGGTCGGTTAACAGCGGCGACTATTCGAACTACTGGCGGGTGCTCGGCGACCCGGGCGATATGAGCATCGAGCAACAGCTCTACGGCGAAGCTTGGGACGGCGACACGATCCGCGACACGCCGAACCTCGGCTACGGGCTATGGATGGGCGGCGAGAATGCGGCCGACGTGAGCGTCGCCGCCACGTTGCGCCAGAAGGCGGCCGGCGACCTGGCCGTGTCCGGTCAGATCGTGGCGCATTGGACTCTGCGGCTGCGGCCGGGCGCCTACAGCTACGGGAACCCAAATATGGGCGATACCGTGCCGCTGATGGTCCGGGCCGGGCGGATCGACGAGGCGGTCGAAATCCGGGTAATCGGCATCGCGTACGCGGTCGGCGACGACGGGCAAGAAGATATCGAGCTCACCGTCGGCCGGCCGTCGACCACCGCCGGCGAATATCTGACCCAATCCGACCGCGACGTCGACGCCCTGGTCCGGCGGGACCTCGGCGGGTTGTCGCCGCCGCTGCCGCGTGGCGTGATCGCCGAGGCGGTCACCCCTAACGGTACTCAGACCGTCCCAGGCGGCTCCGGTCTGCAGATCCTGCTACCGCTCACGTTTCCGGTTTACGCCGGCCGACGCTACCGGATTACCGCCTATCTGCAGGGTACGCAAACGAACGCGGACGGGACCGACGCCCGGCTGATAGTGCGCGACCCGGGCCCGCCGATACGGGAAGGGGTGATAAATGCCAGTACCGGCCCGGTCATGACAAACGGCCGGTGGCTGGCCGGGACCGGCATAGCCTTTCTGACCGCCACCGCGAACGGCAACCGCACCGCTCAGCTCGCCGCCCTGCTGACGGGCGGCGGGCAGCTCCTGTTTATTACGTCGGGCCCGGACGCGCCGGCCGGCCGGCTCACTGTCGAAGATATCGGAGGATCATGACTCGCTATATGCCGCTATGGCTACAAGAAGGCGACTACGCGGCATCGGTCGACCGGCGCATCCTGGCCGCCATCTGGCCGGACGCCCGGACCGCCGGGCTGGCCGTGACCGCGCTCGCTGCTACCACGGTCCTGGTGGCGCCGGGCTCGGGCGCGGTGCCAGCTCAGAACGGGACCGGATCGGTGCTGTGCGTATCGGACGCGCCCGAACCTGTCGACCTGCCGGCGGCGCCGGCCGGCGGGAACTTTCGGGTCGACCTGGTGATTCTGTATCCGCGCTCGGCCGATATCGGCGTGTCGGGCGGGATAACCGATTTCGTGTTTACCTACGTGTCGGGCCCGACCGATATCTCGAATCCGCAACCGCCGGCCGTGCCGGCTGGCACGATCGGGCTGGCCCGGATCCTTCGCATCGGCGGTTCGGCGGTAATTCAGCCGGGTGACATTACCGATACCCGCCCGGGCGGGCTGAACGCGCCCGGGCCGGGCGCGGCCGAACCGTGGCCACGCGGCAACGTCGGCCGGACGGTCGGGCCGGCGACGCAAACCGATTGCGGCGCCACGCTGCAGACCGTCGCCAGTCTCACCTTTACGCCGACGGTCGGGCGCCGGTATCGGATCTACGGCGAAGGGCTGGCGCAACAACTAACGGCGGCGTCGGCAACGGTACAGATGCAGTTTGCGGCGGTCGGCGTGATCCGTTTTCTGTTCTACACGAGCGGCGTAAACCTGCCGGCGCTCAGTTGGATTTCGGGCTCGTCGTTTATCGACGTGGCGCCGGCGTCGGCGACGCCGATCACGGCGGCGATCAACGGGCAAAGTGTGGCCGGCGCCTTGCGGTTCCGGCCGAGCGAATCGTCGCTGTCGGTCGACGACGTCGGCGCCATCTAGAAAGGATCACTGACCTATGAGCTACCGCGATATCGACGCCCTAACAAACGACGTGCTATTCGCCGGCCGGGTCCGGGCTTGTGCCATGCAAGAGGCCGAGAAGTTTAAGGACGACGCCCGACCCCGGTTCGTGGCCCTGGCCGCCGACGTGGCTCGAGGCGGCGGCCCGACCACGCTGGCATTCGTGCGGATCGTGGCCGCCGCGCCCGGCATTGCCGATAAGGCGGCGACCGGCGACGGTATCGACCAGACGCGGGTGACCGACGCCGACCTGCTCTCGCTGGTGCAAGCACAATGGGAAGTCGTCGCCGGCCTGTACTTCGACGAGGACGGGAAACCTAAGGAGGTCTGAACATGTCCACTATGGATCCTGGCGACGTGCCGGCCGAGCTCGACCTCGAGGCGCTCGACGACGACGCCGACGACGAGCTCGAGCTCGAGGCGCCCGCACCGACGGGCGACGAGGACGTCGACGCCGACGGCCGACCCCTCGAGGCGGAAGGGCCCGGGGCGGCGTGACGGCGTGGCTGGCGCAAGCGTTGCGGGCCGAGGGATGCAAGGTTTCCGAAACGGCCGGGTGGAGCTCCCGGGGCCGGGCCGGCGCGTATGCGCCGTTCGGCGTGCTCAACCATCACACCGCCACGCCGACCAGCTACGCCCGGCCGGCGCCGACCCTGAACCTTTGCATTAACGGCCGGTCCGATCTGCCCGGCCCGTTGTGTCAAGTGATGATCGGCTACGACGGCGTATGCCATATCGTCGCCGCCGGCCGA